CCCCAGGTAATTGGACTTGTCCGGCTCATAACCGCCGAACGGGAGAATATTGGACATTATGGCGCCGCCCCCATCACCCTTACGGTTCCCGCCCCGCGGGTCTTGTTGCTGAGCTTCTCGATCTCGTCGAAGATTTCGTCACGGCGGGCCTTCCACAATGGCGCGCGCTCGTCGTTCACGCCGAACATCTCGGCCTCGACGAGCGACCCGAAGAGATAGAGATCGGGATGCGCACTCAAGAGCCAGTTGGTCGTGCTGCTGTCCGACAGAGCCGGCACTTTCTGGAAGTAATCGAATTCCAGCGCAGTATCGTCGGCCGGCCGAATCTTCAGTGTCGATCCCTCGATGGTGAAGACGCGTGGCACGCCCGCCGATGAACTCGGATAGGCCGACTGCAGGTAGGACGGATGCACGTATTCGAGCTCGACGCGGGGCGAGCCGGTCCAGGTCACCCGGCGCCAGAGAAGATAGTCTGCCGGAAGCAACACGGATCCCGACAAAGGCGTGAGATTGGTCGAAGTCTCCTGAAAACGCGTGCGCAGTTTGCGGTTAGCGGCTGCCTCGAACAGCGCGATGAAATCGGGAATACGGGCCGTGAACAGGCTGTGATCGAGCCAGGTGCCGATGGCGGTCTGCAGCTCGCCGTAGGTGGAGATGCTCATGGCGCAATCACTTCATTTCCGTCGTAGCTCGTGTCGAAAAGCGACATCCCAGTCATGTCACTTGTCCACTCGCAGATAGGCCCATTCCGAGTCTTGCAGCTTGCGCGCCACCAGTTCGTTGAACTCGAACGTGAAAGGGCGCAACCGCGTATTGCCGGCCGCGTATTCCTCGTTGAGCCACCGGACCAGGATCACATTGGGAATGCTGGCGATGTGGCGGCCCCAGTCGCTGCGCTGCGGCTCGCCCCGCAGCGCTCGGTTGCGCTCGAGGATCGGCTCGACGTCCTGCGTCGTGTGCGCAATGATGACCTTCTCATTGCGATCGAGCAGCAGCTCGGTGCGCATCAGGCGATCTCGGTGACCGACAGCTTCGCGGTCGGGGTGGTGCCCCCGACGAGAATGCCGGCAATCTTTTGGCCGGGCGTCACCGTGAAGTACTCGACCCAATCGGTGGGCAGCACGGAATCGGCAGCGACGGCCGTAGGCGTGCCATCGCCGATGCGCACGCGTACCGACGTCGGGGTGCCGGTGATATCGGCCACCGAGACCCGGATTTGGAAGGTCTCCGCACCGAAAGCCGTCGATGCCGCCGTCGTGCTGGACAAAGGCACCTCTTGCGCGGCGCCGAGGCGAGACGATCGTTGCATCACGTCACCCCCGCCGGATGAGGGCAAAGAAATGCCCCTGCACGGCGCCCGTCGCACCGGAGGGCGTGAACGAAACGACATCGTCCTCATTCACGTCATTGCCGCCTGTGGGCACGGCGGTGAACAGGGTGCCCGCGCCGCCGGCAGTGACAGCAGGCCCACCGCCCGCGATCGTATTGCCGTTGATGGCGACCGTGATCGTGGCGGTGCCGCCGACCGCGCCATTTTGAACGACACCGGTCTTCAGAACCTTGCCGCGAAACGGCACACGGGCATAGGCGACGACTGGCGTGCCGCCGATGCTGGACGAGAACGCATTGACTTGCATCTCGTTCAGGGGACGATTTTCAGGAAGAGGCATGATTCATCTCCTGGCAAGAAAACGGGCCGCCATTTGCGGCGGCCCGGTTGGATAGAACAGGATCCAGTTGCGCCTTTACGCGGTCGTGTTGTCGAACACGCCGCCGGATGCCTTCTCATTGCGGGCGACAAGCGTATATTCCGACAGCATCTGCCGGCGATCGCTGTCGCCGGTCTTGGCGAGCGGGATGGACACCATGCGCCGGCCGTTGAGGTACGCCACGGCCCACATGTCCATCTGCAGGACGAGCACGTCGCGCGCGCGCTGAAAGCGGTTCGGCACGATCGAAAGCTTGCCGAAGTCGCTCTCGTAGGCATCGACCGAGGCGACGATCCTCTTCGCCTTGGTGTCCTCGGTCGGTGTGGCCCGGCCGGTGAAAGTCGAGAACACCTGCTTGTTGAAGCCACCCACCATGATGGTGTCGGGCTTACCGCCCGAGTTCCAGACCGATTGCAGCACCGTCTTGAGGTTGGCCTCGGTGAAGGCGCGCTGAGTGCCGTCGGTGCGCGTGCTGCTGCCGTCGGCGGCCGCTGGATCGGCGCCGGTAGCGCCTTTGGAGGTATTGGTCTTGATCCAGGACAGGATCGAGCCCGTCTTCCGCGGCGCGACGTTTTCTGAGCCGGCGGCTTTCGCCTGGTTGGTGCCGATCAGAATCGACTCCATGTCGCGCTTGAGCTCCATGCCCTTGAGCATTTCCTGGTATTCGAGCTCGTCGTCGCGTCCGGCGCTCTCGACGGCGCGCTGGGTACCCGACACGCGCGCCACCTTGTCCGAAATCTGGCAAAGATTGCCGAGCCGGACCGTCGGCGTGACAGCGTCGGTGTTGGCGTCGTCCCCCTCGAGCACCGCGTTGGCGGCGTCGACGGGAGCGAGTGCCTGCGTCTGCCATTCGTGATTCACGGCAGTCGCTTTTTCCCGCTCGAAGCCGCTCATCGCGGGCGTGTCGGTCGGATCGATGCGATAGATGACGTCGGACAGGTCTTCCCTGTTGCCGACGGCGTCGTAGACGGTGAAGGTCGCTGCTTCTACAGCCATGGGAGTGCCTTTCTGGTTGCGCTGAAATGCGCGTGAACGCGCTCTCGTTACGCTAAGACGCGTGAACGCGCTTTAGCGGGCAGCGCGGCGGGCGCGGAGCAATGCTGCCGCGTCCTTGAGACTGCCGGATGTTTCCAGTCGCCTGGTGAGGTTCTGAATTTGCGCGGCGTGCGCCGCCCCGCGGGGCTGCGAGACGCCGGGCCGCTGAACGGGCGGAACGGACTTGGCGGCCGCCACCCTCGCCTTTTCCTGCGCGTCACGCCAGAGTATGGCGTCGTGCACGATGTGCTGCAGGCGGTGGTCGCGGATCGGAAGATTCAGCCTGCCGTTGAAGGAATCGCTGAGCTCCCTGTCCGTGAAGCCGATCTCCTTGAGCATGGTGAGCGCCATGCTCTGCAACTTCTCGGCCCTCGCCTTGTCCGCCATCTCTGGGATCTTCTCCGTGAGGAGCTCGTCCTGCCGCTTGGCGAACGCGGCGAATCGCTGCCGGTTCTCGTTACTCTGCCGCTGCCGCGCTTCCTCCACCTGCCGGGCGACTTCGGCAACGCGCATCTGGTGCACCTGCCATCTGCCGTGCCGGAACGGGTCTTCGGTCGCAAGCCGTTGCAGGTCGTCGAACGAGCGGATGTCCGCGAATTCGCCGGCCTGCTGTTGCTGCAGGTGTGCGAGGAGAAGCGGCAGCGCGGCTTCGTACTGCCGTCTTGTCTGCTCCGTCTGCTGGCGCTCTGCCTCGAGCGCCTTGGTCTGTTCAGTGGCCTGTTGCTGACGACGGCTGAAGTCGCCCTCCCGTGACCGCTCGCGCTCGGCAATTCGTTCTTGCGTCGCGCGAGGGAGGCTCGTGAAGAGCTCCTTGTCCTCCTTCGTCCAAGACCTCGGGGGCTCGATGGGCGACAGGCTGGCTGCCGGATCGGCACTCTCGATCTCGCCGGGGGGACCTCCTTCGCCTTGCGGGCTTCGAAGATCGCCGGCGTCCTCCGAAGCTCCGCTGGGAGCCGAAGAGGATTCCTGCGCAGGCGTCTGCGCCGTGCTGTGGCGCTGATCCTGCTGTTGTTCCTGTTTGCTCTGCTTGTCGCGATTGTGCCGCCAGGTCGCGAGATCGCGAGCGGCTTGGCGGGCGGCAACCGGCTTGTCGCCGGCCGGCGCGGGCGCGATTGCAACGGGAGCCGGTTCGCCGCCGGCGTAAGGCTGTTCAGGGCCGCCTTCGTTGGTTGCGGGGGCGGCGCCGGTCTTGATGTACATCAGCAATCCTTTGGGTTTAGCGCCTGGCTTGCCGCGTGGCTCGCGCCAGGAGCTCGTTGAGATGGCGCTGTGAGAGCTTGCCGTCGTTGACGACCTTGATCAGGTGGTCGCGCACCTTGCCGACGATGTTGACGGCCTGCCACAGGCGCTCGCGGCCGTCGGTGTCGCGCGCCGGTGTGATCCTCCAGGCGTCGATGTAGTCGCGCTCGAGCGTGGCGAAGCATTCCTGCAGCAGCTCGCTCTTGAGCAGCTCGGCTGCTTGTGCGCCACGAACGATGTCGCGGTTGAGCTTGTCCTCGCTCACGAGAACAGTAGAAGATGCACGACTGCCTCCTCGTCCTCTTGCTCGGCCTGCGCCCGGCGCTGCGCGGCCTGGGCCGCCTCCCCCATGACTTCCGTGCTGCGCATCGTCTGCTCGATGCGCTGCGCCCCGGCGGCCGCCGCCATGGCGTCGACCATGGCGCGCTGGTCCATGCGGGCGGCGTTGGCCTGGTCCTCGGTCGCCCGCGCTGCTGCGATCGCAGCGCGCTCCCCGGCCGCGCGCTGCTGTGCGGCGGCGCGGGCTTCGTCCTCGATGCGCGCCCGGGCGCGCTCGGCCGCTGCACGAGCCGCCCGATCGAGCTCCTTGAGCTCCAGCCAGCGCCCGCGCGAGAACATCCCGCCAGAAATGCTCGAGCCGATGCCGCCGAGGTCGATGTCGTAGCTGAGATCGGCGGCGCCGCCCGTGAACATGAACGCCCCGGCGCTGGCGGCGATCGTCTCGACATCCGAGAAC